AAAGACCAGAAGTTCAACAGGCCATACAAGAAACCATACTCGCGTCTGAATACAAAGTATTTCTTAAAGGATTTACTCAAACATTCTGGACTCACCAGGCACATAATCCTAGCAGACTTATTCCTCGAGATCCACACATTGTCTGCTACCTAGCAGATTACCTAGGTGTTCAAACCTTACAAGCCACTTTACATCAACGATAAATAGTTACATGGAAGAAAAATTTGTTAGAGTTCTCTTTGATCTAAAAGCAGAACGTATTGTAGATGACAGCATGTATCGCATATATGTCAACGATGAACTAATGAATGAGAGGACATGGCGCTGGAAACCAGGAACTTATTTGATTGAACTACTTCAAATAAAGGCTAAACCAGGTAAGTATCCAGTTAGAATAGAAAAAGCCCGACCAACAAAGACAGTATTTGAAATGGAAAACATGCGAGTTGAACTAGGAGATGCTCGTATAGTAGATGATACTATAGAGATATACTAATATGAAAATAAAAGAAGTCATACAAGAGACAGCAACAGCAGGCTCAACATCAGCAGGTAACTTTGCATCAGTGGCTAACCCACACGTTGCTATAGGTCCAGATAGATTTAAGAAGTCATATACTGGCACACCTGGTAAATCTGGCACTAAAGCACCTCGCCCACCTAAGCCTAAAAAACAAAAACCAACAGACAATGCCTTAGATATGAAGGGAACTTCACTCTTTGGCGGCCCACTCAAAAGAATCTAAAAACTTTCCGCTCTGATAAATACTACTAAGGATAAAAGAGCGGATAGTTATGAATTTACAAGACTTTAATGAAGACCATTTAGACCATGAAGTTCGCATGGCCAAGAGCGAATTAATCGAACTTGCTAAGAACTCTATGGAACTTATCAAACTACTTAACACTTATGCTTCTGAAGAACGTGGCATCCCAGGTTGGGTAGCAAGTAAAATTACTAAAGCACAAGACTATATTAATTCAGCACATAGATCATTAACATATGATGCTATGGATGATGGTCAAATCTCTGAGGACGACAAATAATGTTAGCAGAAGATTTAAAAGTTTTATTAGCAAGTTCATATGCTTATCAATTAAAAGCTCACTACTTCCATTGGAACGTGGAAGGCTCAGACTTCTCACAGTTACATAAATTCTTTGGAAAAATATACGAAGAAGTATTTGGTAGCATTGACAAGGCCGCTGAGATCATCAGACAGTTAGACGAATATGCTCCGGGATCATTTGATCGTTTCAGATCATTGTCAATCGTTGACAGTCAGACCAAAGTGCCAAGAGCACGATTGATGTTAGAAGAATTATTAGAAGACACTAACAAGATGTTAGATCTTACTAAAAGAGTTTTCACAGTAGCAACAGAAGAAAATCAAGAAGGCATAGCAGACTTCATTGCAGGACGCATTGATGCATTTGCAAAACACGCATGGATGTTGCGTAGTTTCTTAAAAGCAAGGGATTAAGATGTTAATAAAGCAATTATTTGAATCATATGGTGCCGAGGCAGGCGTAGAAACGATCAAACAGTTATTACACGCTGTCAAGGACGGTAAGGACATAGATCTTAAGGTTGGTCCTGAAATGACACCTATCACATATCCCGAAGCAAGATACTTGTTAAGTTTCTTTAAAGCAAACAGACACCTAGGTGATGATGTAGCAAAATACTTTGGTGATCCAAACTGGGTCATTGGTAAGTTAGAAAAACGTGATGCTACCATGTCACCAGATAGATTAAACAAATTTGATATTGAACGCATGAAAGATGTCCAAAAAGATAAAGTGTTGGACCTGGAGGAATTACATGTTGACCACGACGACGAGAGACATACAAAGAAACGCATGGCTGAAGCGTATAAAGGCTGGGAATATGACACAGACATCATCGACTACGATGACAACAGAAAAATCAGCCACACAGCAAAGAAAGACGGCAAAGAAGTAAGCATTGATTGGTCACCATACAACTACATGTCAGACGAAGAGTTTAAGACATGGGTTGATTTAGACATGCCAACACGCAAAGATGTAGATTCAATTGGTCCTTTAAGCTCAGATGATCTAGCATCATTAATGAAGACTAAACTAGGCACTAAAGCAAGACTAGCACAAGAAGAAAAAGTAGATGAAAATCCAATAGCACGTGCAGTAGCAGGTGCAGTGGTAGACAAAGCAGTAGGCATGGCCGCAGATAAGATCAAAAAACATTTTACAGACGAAGGTAAATGTCCAGTAACAGGCGAAGATGAATGTCATTGTGATGATAAAAAAGAAGTTGAAGAAGACGACATTACTAAGAAACTAGACCCAAAGACCAAGGTCGCACTCAAGAAAGCACAAATGAAAACTGCTGGTGTTACCAAGGGCGATCCAGTGGCCGCAATGGCAATGGATCTTGAAAAAGATGTCAAACGTTTAGACAAAGAAAACGACGAAGAAGAAGCAGACATCGCCGCACAAGACTTAGTAGACAAATATCACACACAGGAACTAGAGCAACTTAAAAAAATGCTCAACTCTATCCTTAAGAAATAAGTAATACTATGTTAGATTACGGACAGTGTTATCTTAGCATACAGGATAGGCTTCTGTATGTTCCCATGCACAAGAACATGACTGCATCAATGCGTTCAATCATGACTGAAAAGCAATGGCAGTTAACAAACTTTATGAAAAATCCTGTGCTTGATGATCTCATGGAACGACTCACAGTATTTGTTATATTGAGAGATCCTTGGGAACGTTGGAACTCAGCTATGTGTCAATACTGGTATGGTCACGATCTAGAAGAAATAACCAAAGAAGCATTAATGGATGTTAGACTAGATCATCATAGTGACAAGCAGGTAGACTATGTCAAAGGGTTTGACCCAAGTGAAGATTTCCTAAGATTTGAAATGGGAGATCCAGCACTTGCTGAACTACTAGATCTAGACGTATTACCAAAACGCAATCAAGCAAAATACAGAGATCAAAAGGTATTCATACAACGTCGCATAGATGAGGTCATGGATGATGAACTTAAACAGCGTGTCATAGACTACTACGCAGACGACTACCGTTTCATCACACACGGAGTTCTACCAAAATAATTTACACACTATAGTTTTCTGCTATAATTACTACACAAGGAGAAAATTATGTCAACAGTATTCAATGCAGATCAAAAAGCAAAACTAGATAACCTAATGCGTGAAGGCATTGGCGTTATGCAAGAAGTAGAAACCCTACAAGAAGGTCTTAAAGACACAGTTAAAGCCGTAGCAGAAGAACTACAGATTAAACCATCAGTGTTATCAAAAGCTCTACGTGTAGCATACAAAGCAGAATTCCAATCTGTTAGTGCTGATCACGAAATGTTAGAAACTATTCTACAGACTGTAGGCAGAACTGCCTAGTTTTGAAGCAAAAGATAACAGACTTTTGGTCTAAGAGTTATCGTTCAGATCCTGTAGCATTTGGGTTCGAATTAACCAGTTTTATTTTTACAGTTGGTGCTAGCCTATGGTTAGCAATAACAGCGGATGCACCAGACATGGCCTTGGTGTATCCTGGATTTTTTGTAGGTAGTATCTCAGGGGCGTATGCTTATCTCCGGCGAGGTCTTGCATGGCCCTTACTGCTTACAATTTACTTTGCCATGGTAAATATATTTGGATTTGGTGTTGCCATTCATTGGTGGTAACGGTTTCGCAGGCCTAACCTGCATGTAGAGGTTGATCAGCCATAAGTGATCGAGGACAAATTGAAGATAAAAAAGACTTGGCAAGAGTATTGGAAACGACACAAGAATCATCCATATGGTATGTGCTTTGCCAATGATGATCTAAAAAAATTCTACATAAACATTCCTAAGAACGCTACCAATTGGGGCAAGAATGCCTTTGACAAAAACTTAAAGTGGCGCAAAACTAACTATCACGATGAGAAATTATTAAAACAAGGATATGAGGCTATAGTATTCCTCAGAGATCCTTTAGATCGTTGGTGTTCAGGTATGGCTGAATACATCAGCAGATACGGTTATAACACAAAGACATTTATTCTACAACTAGAAAAACAAAGACTTGCTGGTGAGATAATTAACACCACTATAGCATTTGACGAACACACTGTAGAACAAGTTACTTTTCTAGAGGGATTAGACACGGACAAAACCATTTGGTTTAAAGTAGCGTCAGATCTAAATCAAAACGTAGCAGACTATGTTCGCAGAGTTTTGGGAGTAGAAAACGAACTACAAGGCATAGAGTTAATGTATACAACCACTGCCAGTAAAGCCACAATTAGAAATTGGTTCTTAGCAAACATACACAGATTTGACAAGTTAGAAAAGCACTACAAACTTGACACGGAACTATACAATAGTGTAAAATACTATAACAGAGAGGATAAAGATTGAGCTACATAGACGCATTATTTGATCGCTCAGGTGATCGCATACACATAGTCGAAAGGGTAGATGGACTGAGAGAGTTCAAAGAGTTCCCTGCCAGTTATGTGTTTTACTATGACGATCCAAAAGGCAAACACAAGTTGATCTATGGCACACCTGTTACTAGATTCTCAACACGTTCTGCAAAAGAGTTCCACAAGGAAGTCAAGATACAGGGACAGAAACGCTTGTATGAAAGTGATATCAATCCCGTGTTTCGCTGTCTAGCAGATAACTATCAAAACATTGACGCACCAAAACTACACACAGCGTTTTTCGATATTGAAGTAGACTTTGATCCCGAGCGAGGATATTCATCGCCAGCAGATCCGTTCAATGCTATCACAGCAATATCTGTTTACCTAGATTGGATGGACAAGTTAGTGACACTGGTGTTACCACCCAAGAAGATATCCTGGGAAGAAGCAGAAGCAACTGTGGCCAAGTTTGAGGACACTTACCTGTTTGACAGAGAAGAGGACTTGCTGAACACGTTCTTAGATCTAATAGAAGATGCTGATATATTAAGTGGTTGGAACTCCGAGGGCTATGATATACCCTATACCGTCAATCGTGTTACTAGAGTGCTTAGTAAAGACGACACACGCCGATTCTGTTTGTGGGAGCAACTACCCAAGAAGAGAACATTTGAACGCTTTGGTGCAGAGAACATTACATTTGATATCATAGGTCGTGTGCATTTGGATTATATGCAACTGTATCGTAAGTATACCTATGAAGAACGACATTCATATAGTTTAGATGCCATTGGCGAGTTTGAGCTCAATGAACGCAAGACAGATTATGAAGGCACACTGGATCAACTATACAATGATAACTTTGAAACATTCATTGAGTATAACAGACAGGATACACACTTGCTTAAGAAACTTGATGACAAGTTAAAGTTTATTGATCTAGCCAACGAACTTGCACACGCAAACACTGTGCTACTACAAACAACAATGGGTGCTGTGGCTGTTACTGAACAAGCGATCATCAATGAGGCGCACGAGCGTGGACTTGTTGTTCCTAATAGACGAGAACGTTTAACAGACGAGGACACACAGGCCGCAGGTGCTTATGTGGCATATCCACGCAAAGGCTTACACGATTGGATTGGTAGTGTTGATATTAACTCACTGTATCCTTCAGCAATTCGTGCATTGAATATGGGTAACGAGGCCATAGTAGGACAACTACGTCCCGTAATGACTGATCGTTACATCAAGGAAAAACAAGCAAAAGGTAATTCATTTGCATCAGCGTGGGAAGGCTTGTTTGGTAGTTTAGAATACGAAGCAGTGATGAAACAGGAAGTAGGCACCGAAGTTACCATTGATTGGAACCAAGGTGGAGAGGACACATACTCCGCGGCTCAGATATGGAAGATGATATTTGACAGCAACAATCCCTGGATATTGAGTGCTAATGGAACTATATTTACATATGAAACAGAAGCAGTTGTGCCAGGATTATTAAAACGTTGGTATGCAGAGCGTAAGGAAATGCAGGCCAAACTTAGATCAGCAACTACCAAAGAAGAGATAGAGTTTTGGGATAAACGACAGTTGGTTAAAAAGATTAACTTGAACTCATTGTATGGTGCTATTCTTAATCCAGGCTGTAGATTCTTTGACAAACGTATTGGACAGTCAACAACACTTACAGGACGTGCTATTGCTAAACACATGGATGCACACATCAATGAATTGATCACAGGCGAATATGATCACGTAGGTAAAGCAATTATATATGGTGATACTGACTCTTGTTACTTTAGTGCTTGGCCTATTGTCAAAGATGATGTTGAGTCAGGTCAGATGGAATGGTCTAAAGATATTGCTATACAGTTGTATGATAACATAGCAGAATCAGTTAATGAAAGTTTTCCGGAGTTTATGGAACGTGCATTTCACAGTCCTCGTCATATGGGAGAGATTATCAAAGGTGGTAGAGAATCAGTAGCATCAAGAGGATTGTTTATCACTAAGAAACGTTATGCTATTATGGTATATGATTCAGAGGGCAAACGTCTAGACATTGAAGGTAAGCCAGGTAAGATTAAAGCCATGGGCTTAGACTTAAAACGTTCAGATACTCCGCCTGTTATTCAAAACTTCTTAAGTGATATCTTACACAATGTGCTAATGGGCAGTGAGCGTGAAGATATTGTAGAACAAATCCTACAGTTCAAACACGAGTTTAAAGAGCGTCCAGGGTGGGAGAAAGGAACACCTAAGCGTGTCAACAACTTAACCAAGTATACCAAAGAAGAAAAACGACTAGGCAAAGCAAACATGCCAGGGCATGTTAGAGCAGGTATGAACTGGAACACAATGCGTAGAATGAACTCAGACAAATACTCACTAGAGATCATTGATGGTATGAAAGTTATTGTCTGTAAACTAAAAGCAAATCCACTAGGCTGGACAAGTATTGCTTATCCTACAGACGAACTACACTTACCTGAGTGGTTCAAAGATATGCCGTTTGATGATTCAGAAATGGAGGCAACAATCGTTGATCAGAAAGTAGACAACCTGTTGTCAGTGTTGGACTGGAACCTAGCAGGTGCTACACAGACTGCTAATACATTTAACAACTTATTTGAATTCTAATGAAACTCAGCGAACTTGTTGCTTTTAGAACTAGTTTAGAACAATATGATTTCTATCAGGCAAGTCGCTTGTTTATTAAAAACATACAAGAAGCTAAGGCAGACATTGATCACGTCAAAGATAAACCTAATAATCAACAAATAAGATTTTCACATGGTGTTTATCAAGATGAACTTCCGTTTGACTTAATCAATATAGAAAATGCTATTGCTAATCTCAAAGATAACTTTGACTATTACAAACAACAAATAGATCTACAGATCCAAGAAAAAGAAGAAGAATACATTAAACAAAGTGAAAAAATGTATATCTCAGATGAAATACCTAGCAGTGTTGATGCAGTTAGTAGTCGTCAATTAAAGTTAGATGATGAAAATAAAAAAGAATTTTATGATCGTGTTACACAATTAAGCGATTGGCGATACCCTGGTATGATTATAAGGCCTCAGGAATCTAAGTTAGTGGAAGGAATGGCATCTAGTGATCCTCTATATCTAGTTGATATTGATCAAACATTGTTAGATCCTAAACTTGACGAACTCAATGATGTTTATAGGCACAGAGTTAGACCTTGGGTCATTGAAAAATATCTACCACGTAAGACACAATTCAATGATCTACCAAAACATTGTTTTGGGTTAATTGTAATATGGAATACATTGAATAATATGCCATTGACTATTTGTGAACAAACATTGAAACAGATATTTGATCTATTGCGTCCTGGTGGGACCTGTTTGTTTACGTTCAATGACTGTAACATAGCACATAATATTAGAAATTTTGAAAATAACTACAGACAATTTACACCTGGCGACAGACTAGAAACTATTGTTAAACAGTTAGGATACACAGTTAGAAAAAAAACTAAAACTATACATGGATGGATGGAATTACGTAAACCTGGAACATTAATTACAATTAGAGGTGGACAAAGTTTGGCTCGTGTTATACATGTTAATGATGCTTTGATAACTGCTAAAAAAACATACACTGAAAAACAGATTGAACAGATACACCAAGAGGCTATAGCACTTGGTATTTGCTCCCAAAAAGACATTGAAAAAAAATATTTTGAACCAGGCAAGTTGGAACTATTAATAGAACGCAGGAAACACACTATCAAAGAAGAAAGGAAATTAATTAATGATATTGGTAAACAAAATTCCAAAGATAGTTGATAGCGGTCTAAATAGAATGTATAATGTATTATCAAATTTTAATTTAACACAAGGAACGGAACATGAGAGATCACTTATTAGATTTAGTTGAACACACATATGATCTCGGTTGTATTGATTTGGTCAAGATCAGTGGAACCGACACAGAAACTGTTATAGATGGATTGGCAGAAGATAGATCAGTTGTTGTTCAGGCGGCATTCAAACAACCAGTGGCAGAGTTTAAGGGCACATTTGGCATGCCCAACTTATCAAAACTTAAGGTGTTGTTGGGATTGGAACCATACAAGGACAATGCTAAAATTACAATCAAGCGACAAGAACGCAATGGTGCAGAAGTTCCAGTGGGCCTACACTTTGAGAACCAAGCAGGCGACTTTAAAAATGATTATAGATTTATGACATCAGAGATCATTGAAGAGAAACTTAAGGTTGTCAAGTTCAAGGGTGTTGATTGGAACATTACATTTGAACCCACAATCGCTGGTGTGCAGAGATTAAAGTATCAGGCATTGGCCAACGCAGAAGAACTAACATTCAATGCTAAAACAGAAGATGGTGATCTTAAACTAGAGTTTGGTGATCATTCAACACACGCAGGTAGTTTTGTATTCCAACCAGAAGTAAATGGTAAACTAGGTAGAGCGTGGGCTTGGCCAGTTAAGCAGTTTATTAGTATCTTAGATCTTACAGGTGATAAAACTATCAACATCTCAGATCAAGGTGCGGCACAGATCACAGTTGATTCAGGACTAGCAGTTTATAATTACATCTTACCAGCACAGAGCAAATAATGACTAAAAGAGTAGAACACGACGACTTAACAGCAAAACAGAATGACTATGCTATATTCCTTCCAGCACTGAGTTCATTCTACGCAACCTTTGTAGGCAAACAGAGAGCTTTGGGCAACTATGTTGATCCTGCTCGTATGCCTAAGAATTTACCAGAGATGGAACACATCAATTGGTTAAATTCTAAAGAGGGTGTGTTTACCTACAAATGGTCGTTGTATTCTGCAGGTCATGCTGACCTAGATGTAACAAAGGACAGCCCAAAAGAACTCATGGTCAGAGAACGTGAGGAAGGTAGTTGGCTACTAGGTGATAGTGGTGGCTTCCAAATTGGTAAGGGTGTTTGGGAAGGTGACTGGAAGAATCCTAACTGTCCCAAGGCGGCCAAAAAGCGTAAGGAAGTTCTAGCGTGGATGGATGCCTACATGGACTATGGTATGATATTGGATATACCTGCTTGGGTATGTCGCTCACCCAGAGGCAGAGAAGCAACTGGTATTACATCATACATGGAAGCCGTTGAAGCAACCTACATCAACAATGACTACTTCATACAGAACAGAACAGGCAGATGTAAGTTCTTAAATGTTCTACAAGGTGAAAATCACGCAGAAGCAGAAGATTGGTATCAACGCATGAAGAAATACTGCGATCCCAAGCAATACCCAGACAATCACTTCAATGGTTGGTCAATGGGTGGACAGAACATGTGTGACATACATCTTGTGTTACATAGACTGGTCAACATCATACACGATGGCCTACTTGAACAAGGCAAACAAGATTGGATGCACTTCCTAGGCACTAGTAAACTAGAGTGGGCTACCTTGTTAACAGACATACAGAGAGCAGTTCGTAAGTATCATAATCCAAACTTTACTATATCATTTGATTGTGCTTCACCGTTCCTAGCAACAGCAAATGGTCAGATCTACACAGACGTAGAAACAGAAGATCGCAAGAAATGGGTATACAGAATGCAACCTACTGCTGATGACAAGAAGTATGCCACAGACACACGTCCATTTAGCCAAGGTGTTCTAGCAGATGGCTATCACACATCATTTAAGGATAGCCCAATCACACGTAACTTAGAGATGAAAGATATCTGTATCTACAAGCCAGGTGACCTAAATAAAAATGGTAAAGAAGGCAAAACATCCTGGGACAGTTTCTCATACACACTGATGATGGGACACAATGTATGGCAACACATCAACGCAGTGCAAGAAGCAAATAGGCAGTATGATCAAGGCAAGTATCCTGCTATGTTGATACAAGAAACATTTGATCGTTATACATTTAGAGATATAGTTGAAGCGATATTTGCCGCACCTGATAGAGAGACGGCACTAGCAGTGGTTGAGGAGTATTCAAGATTTTGGATGTCAATTATTGGCACTAGAGGCGCAACAGGTAAGAAAACTGTTAACGCATCTACTATGTTTAATAACTTGTTTGAGGAGGAAGTTGACGAAGCAGATAATCATCATCAAGACGATAGTGGTCTTGACGAAGCAAACTTAGACAAACTTGAAGCGGAGGAGGCTTAAATGTCACAAGACTTAGAAGAACTACAAAGAAGACATCGAGAACTTGACAAATTAATCAAAGAAGGTTATACTAACTATTTGTCAGATGAGAGCATGGTAAAAATGAAACAGGCAAAACTAGCAATAAAACGTCAAATTGAGAAACTACAGAGGAAAGTAGCATAGTGAAGAGAGATTACCTAACAGGCGAAGCCACTGAAGTAACATACTTTACGGGAGTAGAGATAGAGAAAACTCCTGCCTATGGTATGCAGACTCTGTTTGTTGTAGGAGTTCGGCCCCTTGAGGAAATTACTGATATCATCACACAACGCAAATGCGATCACGTATACCTCGGGGCCAACCAATCATTCGATGGTAAGAATATTAATGACTGGGATCAAATGATCAGGGGACTGCTTGGACTAGGCATAAAAGTCACCTTAGACTTTGACAGTTGGTATTGCTATACACTACGCAATTGGTTGGCTCCACTGAGTGAGTTTGATAATTTCATTCCACAGATAAGTTTGAAGATACCAAACTTGACAAAATATAACAATAATGCTACAATTAAAATTGATGACATTGACTTCCGTGCTAGTAATGACGGAGTTTGGTGTCATAGATTAGATACATTAACGACACAGGAAACATTTACAGATTGGTCACAATACACTAAGGATGAGATAATAAAATGAGTAAACTACTAGACACACTTAAACACAAATACGAAGCAGAGATAGCAGTTCACAAGAACAATGTTGAGACATTTCTCTCTAACAATGTTGGTGTTGCTGATCATATCAACTATGCTGAGACCGTGGAAAAGGAACTAGAAGAGATCGCAAAATATAAAGATCTAGTATCAGCAATCAACGAGATTTTAGGATGAGTGAACAAAGAGATCAAGCACTAGCAGACAAGAGAAAGATCATAAAAGATCGTGCTAACCGTTT